TACCTCTTGTGTCGTACCACATTGAAGTAAAGGAATGTGCATGAAGTGATTTAACACCCTGTGACCATTTCTCAGCTTCTAGTAGCAGTCTTTGTCGTTCTACTGTTTCATTATATTCTGTCATTTAAACTTACATTCTCCCATGATTTCAGTTAGACAAGCAACAAAGTTTATCTCTGAATCCATTGCAAATGCAGACTTGTATTGATAGTCTGCAATAATTAACACACACGCTGGAATTGATTGGGGTTCCAATTGTAATTCCAGTGCATTGAAAACCTTTCTGAATAATGAATTAAAATCATTATCAGAATTAGTCCCGACCCACTTTCTCATGGCAGACCAGTTCTTCTCTTTAATATTATTTATCAAAGGGGTTAACTTTTCTTCGGATAGTGTTGAAATCAATCCACTATCAATTACACCACTGACACCATATCTCTGAATCTCATTCAGACATCTTCGGAAGTCGGGGAAGAACTTCATTATAAGTTCTGCAAGTACCCTTTCATCTGCATCAATCTTTTCAATCTCACAAATGTTTTTACATCTGAGTAACATCTGTTGTGCAAGTTGTGGTTTTTGTTTTGGTGTAATACTAAAATCGATTACTGTAGTTCTAGAATGTAATGGTGGAATAATTCTATTCTTATAATTACATGTAAAGATAAATCTACAGTTGGATGAGAACTCTTCTATGAAGTTTCTCAAAGCTGGTTGAACTGAATCTGCAGATATGTAATCTGCTTCATCTAAGATTACAACCTTTGCACCACCCGATAATGAAACCGTTGATGCAAAGTTTTTAATCTTTGTTCTGAGTGTGTCAATCAAACGTCCTTCGTCGGAACCATTGATTACTATAAAGTCTGCATCGAGTTCGTTACACAGTGCTTTTGCAACTGTTGTTTTACCAACACCTGCTGACCCACACAACAATAGATTAGGTACTTCTCCATTCTTTACAAATTCCTTAAAGGTTTCTTTAAGTTCTTTTGGAAGTATCGTATCATCAATAGTCTGAGGACGATACTTTTCTACATAGAGAAATTCATTCATGAGAGCAAACCCCCCACCGAGTTTGCAGTGCAGTCCACCCAATGATGAGTGAGGACTACTCCCGCGTATATTGCAGAGACTGGCACAATATTCACACTATTATTATATAGGTTAGGCATTGTATTTGCTGTCAGGCTCCAGTGCAATAAAGTATTCCAACTCTACATCTGCATTGTTGAAATGAGATATACCTTTTGATGATACTTGAACATCATAGTTACCATCTAGAATTTTAAGATTCTCCATCTTGAAATTCATTTCATAAGAAGTTCCATCACCTTCACCTACGATTCTTGAGAATGTATTAGAGGTATCACTCTTCTTGTCTGTGACAATCAATGTCACATTAGTACCATCTGATTTGAGAATCAAATCATTAACACCTAGGACAGCTGCAGCTTTCTTAAGGTCGGTCAATAATGTTGACGTTACTTTGAATTCTATCTCTGCCTCTGGCATAGTTATCATTTTTTCGGGTGCAGTTACCATTCCTTCAGCTGCATAGAAATATGACAATGAGGAATTGTTATCTGCCACAGACAATGAGGAATCATTGAATTGGAAGTCGGGGTCATCCATTAAGGATGTTGCACCTAAGAATTCTGGCAGGTTGTAGATACTGAAGTCTTGAGGGAAGTCCTCAGCCACAGTTGCTACTGCAAGAATGTTTTTCATATTGGAAATAGTTTCCAGTTTGTTGCCTGTTTTGACTCGAATGCCCGAGTTGATTGTAGAGAAGTTCTTTAGAACATCTTTCGTATCATTACTAATTTTCATCACTAGTTAGTCTCCTTATAATTATCGTGGTTGTACAAAGCAAGGAATCCATAATGAATTACCTTGAGAAGGTCAGCACGATTATAACCACCCTTCTTGCCGTATCGTTGTGCATATTTCATCACGTTCCCGATACAAAATCCTTCACCGTGACCACCATCCATAATAAACTCAGTTGCCTGAAACTTATCTTTGGAATAATGTTCACCGTATGTTTTGTCTACGTAGAGCTTGAACTCCTTGAGGAGTTCTTGCTCATTGTATTTGTAGTCTATTGTTTGAACTTTTTTACCAAACATGATACCAGTATACTCCTAGTACCCTGTTTCGTCAACAGGGTTTTCTGAAATTTCTTCAGCATTCAAATCTATCCCAGCATCAATCTTGGAATAGAGGTCGAGGATACTATTTCTAGTCTCTTCGTCGAACCTTGAAATACACATAGTGATTGACTTGAGTTTGTCATTGAACATTCTGAATGCATTGACAATGTGAACCAATCTTCTAGTCGTAACAACATCATCAATACCACCTTCGTAATATGTTTTTCTGATAATGTCAGCCCAGTCAACAAGCTTCTCAACGAAGTCTGCATCAACGTCACCAGTCAATTCCATTTCTTTTGAAAGGATTGACTTCTCAGTTTTCACTGGTGGATATTCTTGTTGCATTGTGATTGCAAATCTTTCCAACATGGCTTCGTTCATGATTTGAGTTCCTATGAACTTTCCATCATCGGAACCTTGTCCTTTAGTGTTTGCAGTCGCAAGGATTGTGAAACCCTGTTTAGGTGAAACCCACTCACCAGTTTTCTTGATTAGGTATCCTTTACCTTCAAGAACTGATTGTAGACACATCAACTTGTTTGAACCAAGGTCGACTTCGTCTAATAGAAGTACAGCACCTTTTCTCATTGCTTTGATAACTGGCCCTTCTCTGAAGACAACGTTACCGTTTACTAAAGTGTGGCCACCCATTAGGTCATCTTCATCTGTCTCGATGGTGATGTTAACCCTGTAGAGTTCTCTCTTCAATTGAGCACACGTTTGTTCAATCATAAGAGTTTTACCATTACCACTCAGACCAGTAACGAATACTGGAAAAAAGATTTTGGATTTAATAATATTCTTGACATCTTTGAAATGTCCGAAAGGAACATAGTTAGACATCTTCTCGGGAATGATTTTTACACCATCGTCAAGTAGATTGACTGACTCTGTTTGAGCTGCAACTGGCATGTTACTTGGGGAAGCAACAGCTGCAATTGGAGCGGGTTTAACTGGAACAGGAGTGGCATCATCTGAATACCCACCATTGTAACCAGTAATAACAGCCTGAAGGTTGTACAACAAAGGCCCAGTCTCTTGAGCTTCTTTGAAGTTATACTTCGAGGATTTTATCCATGAAGGGAAATAACCATCAAAGGCATCTTTGATTTCTTTCCTTCCAAAGGACGTTTGGTTAGGGAATTTAGAAACGAGTTCTCCCAAAAACTCCGCCCTGTCGGGTGTGTAAGAAAATTTCTTACCGTTTACATCAATTGAATTTGTCATATAGTCTCCGTTTTCAATTTGTTTTCTCATCTTTTATAGTATACTAAAAAGCTGATGGCATTGTCAAGGCTGTTATTTAAGCTCTTCAAATCTAGTTCCCATCTTCTCTAGGCATTTTACTACACCTTTTTTATTTTTCTCAGTCAAATAGTTCTCACCTTTATTGACCCATATCCTAAATGCAAAACATTCTTTTGCTTCAGTTTTACATTCCTGTATCTTTGGACAATTATGGAAGGTGCATGGGGCAGGCCCAACATCCATAACTGCATCTGCAAACTTTGAATAATCAGTTTGATGATTAATGTAATATGCTTCGTCTACTCTTAATGGGTCTCTCATGATATCTCCTTAATAAATTCATTTGTTAAAAACCTTGAAGTTGTTTTTGCTTTCTGATTCTTTTTGAAAGCAGCCAACACTCTAGACTTCTTGGCATCGACCAAGTCATCATCTAATTCGTCTGAACCATCAACACCAAGTGAAGAAGTTGCAGTCAAGAACATTTTGTTGTAACCGTGACAGTCGACAACCAATCCATTCTTCCTAATCTCAGCCCAGATTTGTCTGTCATTATCCCACCATGTATCTTTCATAGAAGTGTATTCCATGATGTCATGCATGTCTCTTTTCTTATCAAGAACAAAGTAACCAGTCACAGTGACGTTACAAGTTTTAGATAACCAAGACAATAGGTTCTGAGTTTTTTTGAAAGAGTCATCGTATCTGTTATATCTACTATTGTTAATGTTCTTTAGAGGGAAAACTTTATTATCGAATGGGTCAAGTATCTCAGTTACTTCAGAAATATCCCAAGGGTCAATACCTTCTCCTCTTGCCCATGCATTCTTTTCTGAAGAATCAACATTGAGTAAAGAACTTCTATGTGAGAATCCATCTGTTATTACTGTTAGGATTGACTTCTCAATTCCATAAGCTCTGTTGAACTCGGGAAGTAATTTTCTCATGACAACTAAACAATGGTCAAGAGGTGTACCACCTAATCTGTAACTCATTGGTCTGACATTAGTATCGAAGTAGAAGTAAGGGTCATCTTCATAACTGATTGCATACTCACCATCGTAAAAACTATTGTGAGCCTTCTCCATTTTTGGAGTGCTTCTCCAACCGAACTTTCCTAGGAAATGATTCATCCAAAGAGCCCCGATGTTAGTCATCATTTCTTGATACTTCTTATTGTTCATTTCATTTGAGAATAATTCAACAAGGTATCCATCATCATGAGTATAGTAGTCATCACTATTCTTAGAGTATGCATCACTGAAGAGATAAACTCTGTGAGGGATGTTTGCTTTTCTGCAGAACTCTGAAAGAATAACTGCTTGTTCTAATAACTCAGCACAACTGTTTGCAATTGAACCACTCCAATCAAGTAAAACATTTAGACCATGATTTTGTCCATCAGGCAAGTAAGTAACTCTTTTGAAAACATCATCAACGATTTGGTATTTTGCAAGTTTGTTCATATCTAACTTACCAGTTTTACCACTGAAAGCTTTAACACTTCTTTGTGCAGTCTGCTTCATTTCAAATTCTTTCACCATGTGAGCAACAATCTTTTTGTTTCTATCAATCAATTTCTTTCCAGTGAAGACTGACTTCTTATAATTTTTCTCAGCATTGTGACTTCTGATTTTTCTTTCTTCAGTCCAGTAGTCATTCCAATCTGTAAGAACTTGATTGTGACCAATGATAATATCAGTTGACTCAGCGTTTTTGAATCTCTCTCTCAAATTGATTTGTTCTCTCCATGCTGGTTTGTCATCAAGGAACATTTCTTCATTGTTATGTGCATGATGTTCAGTGATAGATTCTCTAGCACCATTCTCACCATCGTAATCTTCGGGACTTGCAACACCACCTTCTTTAGAAGTACCAGTAGTTTTTTTCTCTGTCTCACCTTCTACATCGTCTTCTTCACCATCTTCGTCTTGGTCACCATCACCATACTCGGGAGCTTCGGGAAGTTTGTCTTCCTCTTCACCATCTTCATCTGAATCTTCTTCACCATCTGAAGTATCATCATCATATTGGTCATCACCACCTTCACCATCTTGGAACTCATTCTCTTCTTCGTCACCTTCTTCTTCGTCACCAAGGTCGAACATTTTAGGAACAATTGATTCGTCACTCTCATCCCTAGTCTCATTTTCTTTTGACCAGTTGTAGATTGCTTCAGCACAAACTTCAACTTCTTCCCAAGAAGTACAAGCCTCTGCCATGTCTAAGAATTCTTGTTCTTGTTCTGTCAATTCAATTTGAACTCTTGAACCACACTTAGTAATCAAGTTGATTTTGTCAATGCATGAAAGTGTGTTCAAGTCTCTTCCTTTAAGACCAAAGAAATCCTTTTCCATCAACTCATTGTATGCAGTGTAGAAAGATTTTCTCAATCCTTGGAATTTGTTCTTGATTGCTTTCTCAATCCTAACGTCTTCAACAACATTAAGATATCCTTTAAGTGTTTTGTTTTTTGTCAATGCATTATGAAGACCCTCGTAAGGTGTATTCAATGCATGTCCAACTTCGTGACCCATGAACAAGTCATAGAGTTCGTCACTGATATCATCTTTGAAAGTAGGACAAGCAAGTATCCTATTCTTTACATCGAAGTATGCAGTTGGTATTGGTTTATGAACAATAGTAATGTTCTCAGTTGCCATTAGTTTGGCAAGTTGGTCTTTTTGGTTTCTTTTTGTCTCAGTCATAAGTATATGCTATCATTAGCTGCATGGCATTGTCAAGGCCTAGAGCGTAATAAATTTTCTCCTTGATTTAGAGAATTGTTTCATTGGGGTTTTGAAGATGATTTCTTCTTTGGTTCCAGTCTTGATATATCCAACTAGATGTCCACCATCATTGACCATGTAGGTATGATTTGGTACATTGACTTTGGAGTCAGACCAGTCTGTAATCTCTTTTAGGTATTTCATTCCTCATCCTTTTTCATAATATACACATAGTATATCAAAAAGCTTGAGGCATAGTCAAGGCAAGATTAGCGTGGGATGTAGGAGTTTTTTCTGTGGATTTGGTGTTGGTTTTCGTCTAGGTTTATTCTCTCATCGATAATCATTTTGTCTTCGATGTCTGTAAACCACATTGAAATAGTATGTCTAGGGCCTCTCCTTACAGCACTAACGCCATGTTCGAGGTAAAGACCTTGAAAAAGAAGACCACCAGCGGTCTCTATGGGATGCGTATGGCCTATTGGATAGGTTTCACTGGGTGGGAAGTAGGTTTCACCACCTCTAAAGTTATCATTTAGATATAAAATGCATGTCCATTCTCTTGAATTTCCTGTCTCGGGAACTGCATCTTCGTTAATTTCTGAGTTAGAATAGGTATCAAAGTGTGGGATTTGAACTCCACCTATGTCCCATTCGTTTAGTGCCATCATTTCGGGATAGAAATGTTGTCCAGTTTCATTGAATATATGTGATGTGCAAATTTGAGCTGCACGTCTAAAACAATCACGTACCCAAGATGTTCTTATGTGACAGAAATCTATGGCACGATAGTCTGTACCGTCACCAACTGTTCTTAAATGTTTATGCGTTAGATGATACTTTATCAGACTCTGGCAGTCCATCGGACTCAGTATGTTCTGAATTGTTATCGGCTGATACACTTTGTATGTATTTTGCAAGTGCTTGTCGTTTCTCATACTCTATTCTCTTAGCTCTTTCTTTAGGTCGTGATTTTAATGCACGGTCTAATTTCAATTTTGAAGCACGTTGTAAGAAGATGATACCATTAAGATGGTCGACTTCATGTTGAACACATCTTGATGCAAGTCCATCTAGACTTATAACTTTTTCTTCACCTTGTGCAGTTTGATATTTTAGTTCTATCATTTTTGCACGTTTAATCATAAGGTACATATCGGGAAACGATAAGCAACCTTCTTTCATTAAATCTGTTTCTTGTGATACCTTTGTTATCTCGGGATTAAAGAAACAAACATTTCCTTGGTCTTGAGATTTCATTACAAAAACTCTTGCATCCAATCCTACTTGGTTTGCACTCAAACCTATTCCACCAAATCTATCCATTGCTTCACTAAGTGCAGTTTCTATTTCTTCTGCATCCTTTCTTTCTTCAAAGTTGAATAGTTGTGGGGGTGTTCTTAAAACCTTAGAGGCTTCTTCTATCAATTGATACATAATTATTTCTTTAGTAGACCGTTATATTTTACGGCAAGGTTATAAAATTGTCCGAGTTTCTTAAGTCCAGCATGACCTGCCTTGTTAGTCCTCACTGACATCTGCATGGTGTACGTTGTATCTTTCGATGCAAGGTGTAGGAACCAATTCTGTTTTGATGACTTTGAAGCTTCTGCTTTGATAAACTTAACTACTGGTAAGAATACTCCGAGTTCATCATCATCTGTAACCTGTTCATACGTGGAACCAATTCCTTTAATAACTTTAGTTGGAACGCCTGGAGCTTCACGTAAAATCTCTGTCTTTATATAGTCAAATGCTTTGCCACCCATTTTACCATTCTTATTGAATAGGTCTATCAATGCTTGTCTGACTATCTCTAAGTGTTCATTATAATACTGTTCATACTTGGTGTTGTTAGTCTTATCAAAATCTTTTAAAACTTGTGCTGTAACCTTTCGGTCTTTACTATCATATGTTTTTGCAGAAGGCATACCTTCAATCTTAGAGTATACTTCTTTATGTAACTTCTGAGATAACTTAGGTACATTGTTTCCTTCTTTAAATGCTTGAAAGATTGGGTTAACATATGTGTTGAGTTTAGGTTCAGAAGTTTTCTTACCACCTGCTTTGAGAGAGGTTCCTAAGATTGCACCATCTGTAAACTGTAGAAAGATGTCGCCTGGATGTTTGGGTGGAACGCCAGATGGTTTTGCACGGTATCCCCAATAAACATTCTTGATTGACTTTGCTTTCATTTCGTCATAGATATACTTTGTAATACCTATTGCATTCTCTACTTTCTCTTGGAACTTGGATGACTCTTCTGCCTGTGCAATGAAATCCTTTGCAGCCTGTTTGTCTACACTGCCTACACATTTTAACTTGTCTACATCCTGTGTAAGTATCCAATCATAGAATGATGATACTGATTTAGGTTTGTAATTTTTCTCCCATGCAATGCAAGGGAATAGTTCTGTGATACTTGAGTTTAGTGTTGTCTCATTCATGCCACCACTCTTGGGTTTAAACATGATGATTGCACGGTCTCCATTGATTGATGGAATAAAGATAGGGTCAAAACTTGATAGAGAACTTCCTTTAACTTCTGCAGAGATATCTGCATTCCTTAATTTCTTTTCTACATCGTCTCTATCTCCGTCTCTGTCTTGTGTCTTAACGACAAAAACTGTAGTCCTACTGTTAGACTTTTTATGTTTCTCAATTGTTAGTCCATCGGTTACTTCAGAAGGTAAGTCTTTAACTTCTAATGATTCATCGAGTGTAGGAATATCAAGTCTGATATCCTCAAGCTTAGGTTCGAGTAATTGTTCGAATGTTTTCATAATACTATTTATCCTATTCTGCTAGTCTAGAGAAGTTTTTGTACTTCTCAAATCTTAACACATTACTGAACTTATCATATAATGTATCACCTTTATGACTAATGATAAATGCATTTACTCCATCTGTCAAGGTGTTTAACAGCTTTAAGAATTCATCTGTACCAGCAACATCTAAAGATGAGTCAAAGACTTCGTCTAGAATTAATAGGTTAGTGTTCACACTATTCTTCATTCTTGCAACACTTCTCCATGTGAATAGTAGTGCAAGGTCGAT